CGCGGTAGTGCATACCTGGGATACTGATCTCGTTCCAGGAAGCCAGGGGAGTTATGAGGTTATAGGGGCGGCTAATACCAGCGATGGTAAGGATGATCAGGAGCTGATTCTTACGGTGAGTGCAGGTACCCTTACTACGGGTAAGGACCTCATGATCATGACCTTCTACACCCAGGAGTAAACATTAATCTTTAACAACACATTCCAGGGGGTGCTCAATGTCTGTCAAAATATGTAATTTGGCTTTGGTCTCACTTGGGGCTGACACGATTATGGATATGGGGGAGGATAATGAGACTGCTAGGAAGTTGAATGCAATTTATGTTCCCATACTAAAAGACCTTCTGAGAGCACATCCCTGGAATTTTTCTTCAGGAAGAACTACTCTTGCACAATTATCTGAAACTCCTCCTTTTGAGTTTACTTATTATTATCAACTTCCCTCTGATTGTTTAAGGGCTGTTGAGGTAAATGAGGATTCCTCTATCAATTTTGTGGTGGAGGGAAGAAGGCTTCTCTGTAATGAGGGATCAGTTGATTTGAAGTATATTATTTATGCAGAAGATCCCACTCTGTATGACCCCAATTTTGTTGCTCTCTTTGCGGCGAGATTGGCAGCTGAGATTGCCTATGCAATTACAAACTCAAGGACAATTAGCAAAGATAGATGGGAAATATATTTGGGGATGTTAAAGACAGCTCGTTCTAGTGATGCTCAGGAGGGAAAACCTCAAAGAACTGAAAGACATGGTTGGGTGCTAGGTCGTCGATCATGATCATACAAGAATATTTAAAAGAAGTTTTGTTTTATGATCCTGGGACAGGAATCTTTACTTGGAGAGCAAGTCGAAAGGGAACTGGGGTAGGAGATATTGCAGGTTGTGTTGGTTCTCAGGGGCACAGACAGATTGGAATTGATTACAGAATATACTTGGCTGAGAGATTAGCTTATCTTTATATGATAGGGAGACTTCCTAAAAAGAGGAAGGTAGTAGACCATATTAATAGAGTCAGAGATGATAACAGATGGACTAATCTTAGGGAAGTAAGTCCTCTGATTAATTCAAGAAACCGTTCTATGCAAAGTAATAATACTTCAGGGGTTACAGGAGTTTCTTGGTATAAATTGAGGAAGACATGGGTTTCTAAGATTCATATTGAGGGAAAACGAATTTATCTCGGGTATTTTAAAGATAAGTTTGATGCTATTTGTGCTAGACATAAAGCTGAACAAGAATATGGGTTTATACAATGAAAAGTACTCCTCTTATAAATAATTTCACTTCTGGAGAATGGTCCCCCTTATTAGAGGGACGTTCTGATTTGGAACAGTATGCTCACTCAGCGGGAGGGATTGAAAATATTTTAGTATTACCCTATGGAGGAGTTACTAAGATTCCGGGTACTCGTTTTGTTGCTGAGACAAAGGAGAGTAAGGGGGAGGGAAGCAGTACAGAGAAAGTTAGATTGATCCCTTTTGAGTTTAATGTTACTCAAGCTTATATTCTCGAATTTGGAGATTTATACATCCGCTTCTATATGGATCATGGACAGATTGAGGCTGCGGGGAGTCCTTATACGAAGACTACTACTTATTTAGAAGCTGACTTGCTGTATCTGCACTTTGTCCAAGAGGCTGACATAATGTACATTGTCTATTCTTCTTATCCTCCTAAGAAGTTATCAAGGACAGCTCACAATAACTGGACTCTCACTGATTATATTCCTTATAAGGGGCCTCTTCTTCCCCTTAATACAGATACAGCTAGCACCATAGCTCCTTCTGCAGATTCGGGTCCAGGGATTACTCTAACTGCTACTAAAGATATATTCAACACTTTACATCAAGGGAATTTTGTTTGGAGAGTAAAGGGAGGGTATGTAAAGATTGTTGGTTTCACCGATTCAAAGCATGTAACAGCTGATGTAATGTATGGAGGTAATCTTGGTACAGGACCCGGTGCTACTGATGATTGGGCTGAAGCAGCCTGGTCTGCATATAGAGGGTATCCGGGGACTGTAACTTTATACGAGCAGAGGTTGTTCTTTGGGTATACCCCCCACCAACCTCAGACTATATGGGGCTCGGTTTCTGGTGACTATGAGAACATGTTGATAGGGGCCGAGGCCTCAGATGCTCTTATATATACTCTTGCTACCAGCCAAGTTATTAGGTGGATATTTGGGGACCTTCTTCTGTTTGTTGGGACTTCTGGGGGAGTATTTAATATCAGCTCTGGAGATGTTTCTTATCCTCTTACTCCAACCAACGTAGTTGTCAGAAAACATACTAATTTTGGTTGCAATACTATTTCTCCTGTCAAGATGGGAAATTATCTATACTATGTTCAGAGGAATAATTTAACTTTGAGGGAGTATGCCTATGAATTTAGTAAAGATGCTTTCCTAGCTCATGATACTACTCTTCTAGCTGAGCACATTCTAAAACCTGAAGTTAAGGAGATTGCTTATCAACAGTCCCCTTACAACCTGTTATATTGTGTTAGGTCTGATGGGGAGGTTAGTATTTTCACTCGTAATCTTATCCAGGAGGTCATGGGATGGGCAAGAATCTCAGGTTCAGGAAAGGTAGAATCTGCAGCTGTTATTCCTAGAGCAACTGGGGGGGATGAAGTTTGGTTTGTTTTTAATAGAACAGTTGATGGAGAGACAAAGAGGTATATTGAATACTTAGAAGAATTTTCCTTCGCTTCTTTAGAGGATGCTTTCTTTGTAAGAAGTGGATTGTCCCATTCAGGGAGTCCTATTTCAACAATTGAAGGACTTGGCCACTTGGAAGGAGAAGAGGTAACAATATTGGGAGATGGGGCAGTGTTCCCCAATGAGACCGTTGTTGGAGGGGAGATTACAATATCCGTGGCTTGTAGTAAGATTCATGTTGGTCTTCCTTATGAAGTCTCCTTAAAACTTCAACAGCTAGAATTTGGCTCTGTTCTGGGTACTGCCCAAGCAAAGATTCAAAGAATTGCTCGTCTGGGAATTAAATTTTATCGAAGCCTAGGATGCTCATTTGGTACAAAGGACAGGAAAGATATTCTTCCTTTTAGGTCAACAGGCATGAAGATGGATGAACCCCCAGACTTGTTTACAGGGAGTAAAATTATTACTTTCCCTAAAGGATATGGAAGAGAGATCAAAATACTGGTTTGGCAAAATCAGCCTCTTCCTCTGACTATTTTGTCAATGGTGGCTTTTGGAGAAACTTATGAGTCTTAGAATAGTTCCTTATGATGAGAGTTATATAAAAGACTTTCTTTACGTGGGAGTAGAGAGAAAGTATTTTTCCTCAGACGAAGAAGTGAGGGAAGCTATAAGAGGGAGGGTACAAAAGGAAGGGGTAACCTTGATGGGACTTTGTCTAGGAGAGGTTATTTTTGTTGAAGGAATATTTCTTGTCTCCTCCCAAGTTGGGGAGGCTTGGATTTTCCTTAACCCTCCCTCTTCTCACTTGATGCGATCAGCTTGCATGAAAGCTGTTTCAGATACCATGTATGCTACTGCAGAGAAGATGAACTTAGTTCGTTTACAATGTCTCTGTTTACCCTTAAAAGAAACAAAGAAATTTCTTGATTCTCTAGGATTTAAACAGGAAGCTGTTCTTCACAATTACTATAATGGAATATTGGATGCTTTAATGTATACTATTCTGTGGAGAGAACGATGTCCGGAATGATGATAGCAGGTATGGCGATTGCAGCCTATGGGCGTTTGAGACAGGGTATGGCTGAGAAGGCTGCTCATGAATATAATGCGGAGGTGTTAGCAGAGAAGATTAAAGAAGAGGAAGTTAAGGCAGATATCACGGCAGATAGGATTAGGGCAAAAAAGAAACGGTTGAAAGGACTCCAGGTTGCAGGGTATGCAAAGGCAGGAGTAAAGATTGAAGGTACTCCTCTTGAAGTCTTGGCTGATACAGCTGCTGAGTTTGAGCAGGACTTAGCCATGGTCGATTACAACAAAAGATTGGCAGTAGCCAGATTGAGAATGGGTATTGAGGCTCAGAAGATAGCAGCGAAGGAGGCAATGGCTGCAGCTACTATTTCGGCGGCAAGCACTGCACTATCAGGAGCTGCTGCTTCAGGATATGGACAGAGGACTCCAAGTCAACCTTCCTCCGGGGATGGAGACTACGGATACTGGAGAACTAGGGAGTATGGGGGAACTAAGAGAGAAGGTACTTATGGTTATTGGGGAGAGTAAAAGATGCCAGATATTCCAAGATATGTCTCTGAGATGACTCCTCAAGTAAGAGGAGCGCAGTTGTATACCCCTAGTGGGGCTGTGGGTAGAGCCTTCGTAGAGCTAGGAAGAACAGTTGTCCAAATTGGGGCTAAATTTAAAAGAGCTGAAGAGGTTACTCAATACAATGAAAGTATGAGGGGATTGAGAGAAGATTTAACTGAACTTCGTTTTTCCTATGCTGAGAGATCGGATTTTGAGAACTTCCAGGAGGATTTTCAAAAGGACTCATCTACGATTGCGAAGAAGTATTTTGAAGAGATGAAAGATAACTCTCTCTGGGGCTCTTTTGAACCTCAGATGGATGGGGCTATTATTAGTACGGAGGTAGCAGTAAGAATAATTCATAGAAGAAAACAGGTTGATTATGGAAGGGCTTCATATGCCTCAACTATGGAGACGCTTGCTGACGAGTATGGGAAAGCCACAGACATGGAGAAGACAAATATTTTAGTTCAGGCAGAGGATGCAACTCGGATGAATAAGGAAGTCGGGTACATTTCACAGCAAGAAGCCCAGAAGGCCATAAGGGATTTTAAGTATAACGCCATGAAGTCCGATGCTTGGTACCTCGCTAGAGCTATGGGTTTTGAGGAAGGAATAAAGTGGTTGCAGAATGAAAAGAACGCCCCTCGGCTTACAAGAGAAGATAGAAACAGTATGGTTGCTCATTTGAGAAGGGATTGGAATATTGAGAGAGTTGAGAACAAAGAAAGGGAGAGAAAGTTAAACAATCTGACTTATGAAAAGTTTTTGGAACAGATGGTAGCCTGGGAGAATGATAAAGAGAATCCTCTTCCCTCCCATGCAGAAGTTGTAGATAGTCCTATAACTGATCCCAAGATGAAGGCCCAGCTGATGGCTTATCTTGATTCAGTAGAGAAGGCTGAGAACCCTTTTCTCAACTCAGACCCGAAGGTTTTTGGAGAGGTCATTTCTAGTTTATATCTATCTCCAGAAGACTGGAACGAAGGGGAGATTATTAAGTATATGGGGAAAGGTCTTTCTGTTCAACATACTCTTTATGCTTTGAAGGAATATGAGAGATTGACTAAAGTTCCTGCTCCCAAGAAAGATTCACAGCTCGCTCTAGGTATAAGGATTCTTAACCGGGCCGCTGCTGAGGGGATGTTTATTGGGAAAGACTTAAAAACAGAGGCAACCGACCTTGAGATTATCAATAACTATTCTATGCATGCTAAAACTCTTTCTGAATTAATCAGTAGAGCAAATGCAGAAGAAGATCCTATCGCAGTTACTAAAGAGCTAATGAAGCCTTATGTTGATAGGAAGATCGAGAGATGGATCAAGAGAGCTTGGAGATCTTTCTTTGATACTAAGGAATATAAAGAGGAGTACATTAGAGAGGAAGCTATACAACAGCTGCAGGAGGAAGGAGAGCTGGTTACCGAGGACACGATCAGTGAGACTATTGAAAAGATAAGAAAAAGGAACGTTGGAGAGGAAGAGGAAACAATAGAAGAAGGACCTCTCAAAGAGCTCATTGAAGGGATAAAGGAAAAGAGAAATGCCGAATAGGGAAGGAAAACCTAAAGGAGTTAGTGGCTCTTTTGCAACCAGAGATCCAGGTTATTATCAGGAACCTCCTGAGACCTTTTGGAATAGGTTAGGTGATCTCTTTCGAGAAGACCCTAAGAAGTTGATAACGAAGTCTAAGAATGCTTTAGCTTTTTCAGAGATGTTCGATATTTCTCCTTCTGAGGCCTATGAATATCATGATGCTATTGGGGAAAGGATCTTTGGGGAGAAGTTAACAAGCCCTGAGTTGATTGGGGGTCTTCTTCTTCTTCCTATTGCAGGGGCTCTAGCTACAAACCCTCTTGGGCTTTTATTGGGAGGGGCAACTATCCAAGCTGTCGCTGAAGCCGAAAGTGCTGCTATTTCATTAGCTAAGAATAAAAAATACCAGGTCTTCCGAAATAGGGGGGCAACTGAGCTTCTCCCAGAGGACACCGCTGAGGTTACAAGAGAAGTAGTTGATACCCTTGATTTTCTTGCTAAGATAGTAATAGGAGGAGGAATTTATAGAGCCTCCCCCAAGTTAGGGGCGAAGATAGCTAGAAAGATCATGGTTGAAAATAGACTCCCTCAAGATATATATGTTAGCGGGAAAGACTTAAAAGCAGAATTGCAGACGGGGGGGATTTTACCTGTAGAACATATGGAGATGGTTAAAGCCTTAGGATTAGAGGGGAAAGGGTATAGAGAGGCATTACACAAAGGATTGAACATAAAGATCTCTGCTGAGAAAGTAATTACTATTACAGACAGGCCTTGGTATGCAAAGATCAAGAAGCTTTTTAGAATATCTCCTTATGAGGAAGTCAGAGTTACTGGGGGGCAGAAACCTACATACGAGTTTGCTACGGCTCCTGAAAAAGCCCCGGAGGTAAAACCAGAAATCAAACCTCCAGTAGAAGAAATTAGACTTAAAGCTCCAGAAGCTGAAAGACCTGAACCCCTCGTCAAAGGGACCGCTTCTTGGTTTCAAGAAATAGCTTACAAAGCAGCAAAAGAAAAGATTTCCCTTGAAGAGCATTTGGCTAAAGAAGAAGGCATTAACCCGAAAATGGCGGAGAGAATGATATCTGGACACAGAGAATCTTCCAACAAACAAATTAGAGACATTATTCGGGCAAGTGATGAAGGATGGCCTGGAGGATTTGCTAAGATAGGACTTATAGAGGAACTTGAGGAAACATTTACTGGGTTTAAAAAAGGTGAAAAAAGTTTGATTGCTAAAATTGGACCTAAAAGTACTATGGGAATACCCTTTTCTGAAGAAGCTGTGGAGACCATTGCTAATCAGATACTTGAGGACCCTCGTTCTTCTCGAAAAGTTATTGGGGAGTTTCTTAAGGCTACTGAAGGATATGTTTCTCGAGAAATTAAAAAGAAATTAATGGTCTTTGAACCAAAGGAAATCTCTCTTGAGGGAAGGAAGTATGAATCATTTGTAAAGACTCTTCCTGAGAAAATGCAGAAAAGCAAAAAGCTCGAAGGGGTAGAAAGAATTTTTGACTTACTGGAAGAAAGATATCCTAAGGTTGAGGACAAGATAACTCGGGTTCTGTATGCAACATTAGCTGACAGACATGGCGAAACTCAGGAAGGAGTAATTACTCTTTCTACTGTTGATGTTCCTACTCTAGGACATGAGATAGGAGAACTACTTCAACCGATGGCTCAGTTTGGGAGGGGGAAAACTATTACAGGGGAGGAAGCCAAGGAGAGAGATAAATTATCAGATGCTGTTGCTTATATCTTGACAGAAGAGGCAGGATTAAAGACCCCAAGGAAGAGGCCAGCTCCTGAATTGCTGGAGAAAGCAAAAGAGCTTATTTCTGGAGTGGAGCCTGAAATTCCCTCCCCTCGTATAGAAGATATAACCGAGGAGGCTGCAAGGGGGATAAAGAATACTAAGACGAGGATAAGGCTTGTTACCGGGCAAACCAAAGTCTCGGACTTGGTACGGGAGGACGTTGCCCTTGCGGCCTCTTTGCGAAGAGCAGCAAGAGAAGCTAGACATGCTTTGAGTGTTGGAAAGAAGGAGGGTTATGTAAGGGCCAAACAACGTTATCTTGATTTAAGAGAAAAAGCAAAGAAGAGGATAGCTCAACGAAAATATGTCCAGAAGTTAGTTGATAACATAACCAAACCCCTTGGTAATAATATTGACTTTTTCTATAAGGAGGGGATTGAAAATCTGAGAGAAGGGATTGATCCTCACTTTAGGGCAAAGAAGACTATAGGATCTAAGGAAAGAATGCAGAGGTTTTTTGATGAAAACCCTGATAGGTTGGCTGAGATGCCTACTAAGTTTATGAGAGAGTTGGATAAGAAACCTCTTAATGACTATACTATCAACGACCTCCAACAAATCTCTGATGCAGTAAGTCGCCTGAGGAAGCTGGGGAGTACAAAAAGAAAACTGAAGTTGGCTCAACAGAGAAGAGACTTCGAGAACAGAAGTGATACTATTATTACTACAATCTCCCGAGGAAAAGAGCCAGAAAAAGGAAAACCGATTGTTAAAGCTACCAGGGAAAGAGCCGGAGTAAGAGGTACTGTCCGTGCCTTGACTTTGAGACCCAGCAGAATATTTGATAAGCTTGATAGGGGACAACAATTCTCTGGCCCTGTTCATAAATTCTTCTACGATGAGGTAAACAAAGGAGTAGATGAATCTCTCCGAGTAACAGACGAGAGACTTGATGGTTCCCGGGTGAAGAGAAAGAGCTTGGGGCTATCTGCCAGAGACTTGCTAAAAAGACGCAAGATAGGTAAGGTGAAATTTACTGTTGACGAGATGCTTGATATCTATGCTGGGTGGAAGAACCCTCGTAAGAAACTAGCCTTGATGTATGGGAATAATATTACTGAGGAAATTGCTACAGAGATCTCCAATAGTCTTCTCCCCAAGGAAAAGGAATTTGCAGATTGGATAATCTCAGAGTATGGAGAAAATTATTCTCGGGTAAGAGAGGCTCATATTGAATATGCAAATGAGGATATGGGGCATGAACCTTTCTATACCCCTATTAGAAGAATGGATGTTTCTCCCAATAAGTACAAGTCTGAAGTAGCTGAAGAGATATTAGTTAGAAGTAATTTGAGAAAAGCATACGTCGGAAAGCAATTTACAATTGAGAGAAAAAATATCCCGAGAGAATTTCAGAAACCCGTCCATCTGAGTCTGTATGGTACTTGGCTTGATCAGGTACCAAAACAGGAGAGATATGTTAGCCTAGGGGCAAAGGTAAAAGAGCTACAGAGATTAACTTCTGACCCTGATTTTAGACAAGCTGTAAGGGGTAACTTCGGTCCCGAATATCTTGAGTCAGTAGAGACATACAACAACAGGGTAGCTAATCCGGAGATTTATAAGGCCTTCACTCGGATGGAGAAGATTTCTCAGTCTTTGAGAAAGAATATGGTGGTTGCCTATTTAGCATATAACCTTGTTACTATGGGAAAGCAGTTGCCTTCTGTCTTATTATATCTCCCGGAGTCTGGGCCAGCTCACTTGATTGCTGCTGGACTCCAGTTTGCTGCTCAACCTCTCAAAACAATAAGGTTCGTGAATGAGAATGATCCTCAAGTAAAACATAGGAAAATTGAGAGAGAACTTGAGGAGATGAAGTATTCAGGAAAGATAAAAACGAAGATGGGTAGGTTTGGGATGCTAGGTATTAAGGGGTTTGATAGAGTAGCTGTTACTATAGGTTGGCTGGCGGTATATAACAAGAATGTAGGTAAATTGGGGGAGGCAGAGGCCACTAGGCTGGCTCAAAATGCCACTCTTCGTACTCAGCCAGCTGCTCATGCTAAAGACTTACCCCAACTGTACACTACAAATGAATTTCTTAATTGGGGTCTCCAATTTACCAATCAGCTGAACCAGATCTACAATATTGCCACTTATGATCTTCCTCAGGATGTAAAGAGAGGGAGGTTGTATAAAGCTTTCTTAAGCTCTCTTGCCCTTGCTACGGTGTCTTTGGTGATATGGGCAATGTCCCATAGGAGGATCCCTGAAGATGAGGAGGATGTAAAAGAGGCTCTTATAGAGGAAGCCCTTAGTGCTATTCCTTTAATCGGTAAGGTTATCTTGTCTGCCTCTCAAGGTTGGGAGAGTCCTACTCCCGCAATGAAAGGACCTATAGCGGTGGGGAAACTTATTAGCAGTTCAGAGAGAGCAACGAAGGCGAAAGCCGCACTTGAGGCAGCAGCTGTTATAACAGGAGTTCCTTATACGGGGACAAAGAGAGCTATTAAAGCTATAGAGGAAGTAGAGTTCCTGGAACTCCTGGGCCCTGAGAAGAGAAGGAAGAAGGGAAGGAAGAGGTATGGAAAATGACAATTATTGAATATATAATAGGGGGGGTAATCGTCATGTTAACTGGAACTCTTCTTGTTTTCTTAAAGAGTAGGGTATCTCATTCTCTTTGTGATGAAAGACATGGACATACTGAAGAGGACTTGAGGAAAGGGGATGCTAAATTTGATAAGATCATGGGAACGCAGACAGAGATGTTACAAACCTTAGCTAGAATAGAGGAAAGAGTCAATGCCAAATAAATTTTCAAAGAGATCCCTTGAAAGATTAAGAACTTGTGAGCCTGGTCTTCAGGTATTGTTTGAGAGAGTTATTGAGATTATTGATTGTACTGTCTTATGTGGACGAAGGAGAAAAGCAGAACAGAACCGACTGTTCGTGATTGGGAGGTCTAGGTGTGAATGGCCAGATAGCAAGCATAATGTTCTTTCTCCCTCTGAACTTTCATCAGCTATTGACGTTGCTCCTTATTATAAGGAGAAGCCTCATGTAAGATGGGATGAGAAATCTCTCTGGCGTTGGTATTTCTTTGCTGGTATAGTACGAGGTGTAGCAAAGGAGTTAAGTATCCCTATCCGCCAGGGTTGTGATTGGGACAGAGATACTTACTTGAGAGATCAGAAGTTTAATGATCTACCACACACTGAACTTTATAGGGAGGAAAAGTGAGCCCCAGTAAAATGCATAATGGCCTGATAGTAGCGACTTTCCCCAGGAGAGTATTATGTGGGATTTCGTTCTATCTATGTTGGTTATTCTTCATCTCGTGACCGAATATATTCATTATGTTCTAGAATATTTCTCGGGAAAGAGGGATGAAAAGATATTGTCAGAAATTCAGTATCATAGAAGTAAATCGACAAAGACTGAAAAGCTAATTATGATTCAGAAAGATATAGATTTAATAAAAGCTAAATTGAAAATAGAGGAGGAATAAGCTATGGGACTTCTTAGTTTTTTAACGGGTAGTAAAAAGGCAATGGATACGGCAGGCAATGTTGTAGATGGAGCAATAAAGGGAATTGATGCCTTATGGTTCACTCCTGAAGAAAAATCTAGAGCTAGCGAAAAGGTTCTAGAGATAGTACTTGAGAGAGCTAGAATAGCTGCTAGTGAAAGTAGTGTTCGGTCAATGACTAGAAGACTTGTAGCTCTAACTTTCTGTATTCCCTTTGTAGTTATGTCTCTTTTTGCTGTAGCAATCTACAAGATAGATAGCAAATGGGCAGTTTTTAGTTTATCAGTAGCTGCAAGTTGGAAGTATATCATGATAGCAATAGTGATTTGGTTCTTTGGTAGTTATGGAGTTGGTTATTTAATGGACAAGAAGAAGAAACAATAAGGAGGTAGGATACCATGACAAGTTGGAGAAATAAAAGACGAGCAAGTGTCCAGGCTACGATTAGTGAAGAAGATTCTTTTAGCGGCTGGGTTTTTCTTCTAAGGGGGCTCAAGTTTAATTTTTCTCTTTCTGGTTCCTGGGTGGCTACTGTTCATTTTCAGAGATCCTTTGATGGGACTACTCCCTTGGATGTAGAAGAATTTACTAATAATGTAGAAAGAATTGGTGAGGAGCCAGAAGGGATATATTATCGGTTTGGGGTAAAAGAGGGAAATTGGACTTCCGGCTCGGTTGTAGGCCGGATAAGTCAATAGGAGGTATTATGATAAAAGTTACTATCGCAATTCTTGTAGGGATATGGTTCATTTATTGGAAGCTAGGAAGAGAGTTACGAAAGGCAGCTTTCAAGGAGAGGGCATTCAGAAACAAGTCTGAGAATGAAAGATTGATCAAGATAGCTAAATGGTTACTTTGGTAGAAAGGAGGAAGCATTATGGCAGACATTATCTATAACCGATTCAAGGCCAATCTGCTCAATAAATTAGTGGACTTGGGAGATGGAGGGGATGTAATTAAGGTTCAACTTCATACAAATGCCTACACGCCAGATAAAGACCACAATGTCAAAGCTGATCTTGCTGGTGAATGTCCTGCAACTGGTAACTATGTTACTGGTGGCGCCACGCTCGCGGGCCAGGCAGTAAGTCAGGATGATGTAGAGGATGAGGGCGTGTTCGATGGGGATGATGTCACCTGGGCCAATTCGACGATCACTGCTCGGTATGCTGTTTTGATTGATGACACCTTGGCCACTGATGATCTCATTTGTTGTTTCGATTTCGAGTCGGACAAAAGTTCCGACAACGGGGATTTTAAGATCCAGTGGAATGCCGAGGGGATTATCAATCTGACGTAAGGAGATAAATGGAACTTCTCTTAAAAGTTGGTGGTTCTCAAGAGTCTAGACATTGGCGTGATGGTCAGATAGCAGACATTCGCCCTGATGGATTCCACAAGGGCGATCTGACCCGAAAGCATCATTGTATTCTTACATTACCAGGAGATTATTGGCAACTTCGTGGTTCTACCGACTGGAAATGGCCTGGGCAAAAGTTTTATGACAATATCAAGAAATATCTTGTAGCCTTAGATTCTCACGGCAAATATCCGTGGGAGACAACAACAACCCTTGATGAAAAACGACTTAAACGAAGAGACTGGTTTATTGATTATAAACTATTGCTTGATCTCGGATTAATTACCAATAATCAATTCGATGCCATTTATAACAAAGAAAAAGATCCTGGTTTGATTTATATAGAACGAGCCCTTGACCAAATTATCAGGAATGAAAATCAACATCAACGCCTAAAATCAAAGCATTCTTTATCAAAAGGCACAGTTTCAGCAGGAATTTTCTCAATCGGTTCAGGGCTTGATTATGATACGTTAACAGCTTTTGAACTAGATATTATTGATCCAGGCACAGGCCCATTAACGGGAGATCTTACGGGGGAACATAATAATGAAGAGAGTTCAGTATCAGCCTCGGTAACTTTTGATGTAGATACAGCAACCTATCTTTTAAAAATTGCAGCCCAGAGTGGTGATGAGCATAATGGCGGAGCCTATGGAAACGGGGCAAGGATCACTTGCGGCACCTATGATAGTATCATCGTACTTGATGAAACTAACGATCAGGATATGCAAGATGTTGAAGTTTCCAAACTAGCCTTCAATATAGCTGGGGCTGAAAATAGAGTCGTAAGGGTTTTAGATGTCGGCACTGGATCTAATGTTTTAATCAATAGATTATTGATTGTTGGAGATAGCAATTGTTTTAATGCTCTTAATCGAGTGTATGGTATAACTGGCACTTGGATAATCAGAAACAGCATTATATATGGGTGTTCAAAAACAGGATATGCCGGGATCAATGACAAAGTGGGGCATAGCGGCTGTATAAGTTATGTATATAATAACACCATCTGTAAATGCGGCTGTGGAATACAAGTTGCTGATGATCCAGATCCAGACCATACGGTAAAAAATAATCTTTGTCAGGGCAATGGCACAGACTATGTAAACCCTGGATCAATGGACACCACAGCCAAAAATATTTCTGAAGATGCCACTTCTCCTGATGCAGCATATCAAAGCAAGAATGTTCACACAAACTCAGTTTTCAAAGATTATGCTAATGATGATTACCGCTTAGATTCTGGCGGAGATCCCACCAATTTGGCAATTGTAGACGACGGTGAAGATTTGAGTGGAACATTTACGGATGATATAGAAGGGCAAACACGGTTTACGTGGTATATCGGGGCGAGTGAGATTGTATCGACAGGCGATGTTACCGTAACCCCCGGAGTAATCAATCTTGCCTCTGCTTGCCAGGGAGAAACCGTAAAATGCGGAGCCACATTGACACCTAATGCTATCAACTTAGGCGTGATTCCTCAACCGGAAACGCTCAAATGCGGAACGACGATAACTCCCGATGCCTTGAATTTGGCTTGTTCGATTCAAGAGGAAACTGTAAAATGCGGGGTCACGATCACGCCCGGAATCCAGTCGGTCTTGGCGCAGATTCAAGAGGGAACCGTAAAAGTCGGAGTTACAGTAAGTCCCAATGTTATCAACCTGATGGCTGCCACGCAGGATGAAACAGTCTCGCTCCCGGGGGGTATTACCATAACCCCAGATGTTATCGTGCTTGTTCCTCAGACTCAAAACCCGATCATCCTGACAGAAGCTGAAATGAGGGTTTTGAAAAAAATACTAAGTAATATTTTGAGGGATATTTTAATTTAAGGAGGTAATCATGACAGTATTATCAACAATTAATAAGATCTCTTTTACTTGTACTGGTGTGCAGGAGTTTCCTTTTACATTCAAGATTTTTGAAAAAATTGATCTTGTTGTTATTTTACGAGTAGGGGGAAGTGAATCAGTATTGGCTCTGACCTCTGACTATACCATCAACACTGGACCTTGGCCAACTGGGGGAACTGTAACTACCCTAAGATCTTATACAGAGGGTACTCTTGTAATAGTTCGGGAACTGCCCCAGACTCAAAAAGCAGATTATGTAGAGAATGATCTCTTCCCTGCAGAGACCCATGAAGAGGGATTAGATAGAGCAGTGATGCTGCTGCAAGAGCTATCTGAAGTATTGGGTAGAATGCCTATCCTCTCAAAGAGTTCTCCTTATTCTGCCTTAAGCCTACCTGACCCCATAGCTAGCAAGCTCCTGGCTTGGAAGGATGATCTGAGTGGGTTGAAAAATGTAGGGATCGAGAGTGAAGGACTACTTGCGGTTACTGACACTATGAAGACTTTACTTGATGATGAGTCAATAAATGCAGCCAGGACTACCCTCGGACTCAATCATCAACCATTCCGAGCAGAATGGGCTAATGTATCTTCCTCGGCAACAGCTGTTCAAAATGATACCTATATGGCAAATGCCTTTGCTGCTGGTTCTCACATAACTTTGATTACTCCAGGGACTTATAATTTTGATACGGTTGTGGTCCCTTCAAATAAAACTATTGAGATCGGTCCGGGAGTAATTATAAATAAATCAGAGTGCAATGTCTCTAATTACCTTTTTCAAATTATTGGAACTAAGGGTACGGATACCACCACTCTATCAGTAGACGCGACAATGGGGGCTAACTCTATCACCGTGGCTGATGCCACAGACTTCTCGGCAGGAACCTTCTTTTATATGAAAGATGAAGAATGGGATGGTACCTTATATACTTATAAACATGAAGTCAATGTAGTTGACGCAGTGGTGGGGACTGTTCTTAAATTAAAATATCCTATCTGTAACTATTATAAAACTACCGAGAATGCAGCCATTACTAAAATAGACGCTGCCAAAGAAAAAATTCATATCTTAGGGAAAGGGAAGATCACTACCTCATTGGCCACTGCTTCCTATGGTATCTATATGGAATATTGTGCTGAGGTAAAGATCATGGATCTTGAGATAAGGGGTTTTTATAATCATCAGCTCTCTGTAAGATACTCAGTTGATTGCCTTATTGGAAATAATGACGTTGGAGAAGGTATAGCTTTTGCTAGTGGACAAGGATATGGGATGGCAATCACCTCCGGTACTTCACACAGTTCCGTAGTCAATAACCGCCTCCGAAAACTTCGACATTGTCTTGTTACGGGCGTAGGAGCTACATTTAATCTATTTACTGGTAATCATTGCCACGGTTACCATACCCATGCATTAGACGGTATAGACACCCATGGAGGTATGGTTCACCATAATAAATATACTCATAACTATGTCTCAGGAATGAAACAGGACGGTATCAACGGCAATGACCCTTTTAATGAATTTACCGATAATGTCGTTGTCGGATGTGAACGTCATGGAATACGACTTGGAAAATATGTCCATGATGATATCACTAGCCTAGCTGGAGACTGTGTAGTAAGGGGTAATACTGTCAGGCATTATGCCTCAGATCAGGCAATAGTACTTTCAAGCCACGATTCGACTGACGACACAGACACGACTATTCTAGATAATCTTATTGTTCAGGATAATAACATCTCACTCCATGCTGCTGCTGGAGAGGTAGATGTATGTGGTATTTATGGTCGAGGGATCGGTGGCCTTATTGATGGGAACAAGATTCGATATGAAAACCCGGCACAAACAGATGCCTCCTCACGGGCTATTGATATTCAAGAATGGGAGGCAGATGGTAATTATGGACTGATTAGTAAACTCAAAGTTAGTAATAATTATACCTATGGCGGGCACTATGGGGTTATTTTGAAGGGTGATGCTCATTCATTGGAGGTATGTAATAATAGATGTGAAGAGGCTTATAACATGGCAATTGCTCTCTATGGAAGGGGAGCCGCGAATAGACTTATTGCTACTGCTGTTGAAGGCAATCGAATTATCCATTCTGGTAATCTCTCTTATGCTTTCTATCTTAGTAACTGTCGAGCAACTGATATCCTTAGTAATCTTATTTACTCTGGGGGTACTTTAGATAAGCTATTGGCAGAAGCCGAGACTACCTCTAATACTCGCTGGAAAGGAAATAAACTATATGGAACAGTAACGACTCCGTTCACTCTCATTGACCCCTCAACTCTTATTGGGGAAGTTCAGGTAGTAAAATGGGGAAATGCTACAGCCCAAGATCAAAGAGCAATCTTTGTTTCCCCTGGCAGTAAGGGAGCTTTGGTCGTAGAGATTGCAGTGATTAATAATGCAGCAATTGCCCAACATGATTCAAATTATCTTACCTTTCAGGCACTTAATAAAGGTGATGGTGAAGGCAGTGATGCTTTAGTCACAGTAACTACAGAGATAACTGGAGGGATAGCAGTTCCTCGCTGGAAGGCTGTAAGTCTTGGAACTATAGATATTTCTAAAGCATTATTTCAAGCAGATCAAGTAATGACTATCAACATTAATTTTACCGGTACTCCTGCTACCAACCCAGATGAGATGCTAATATCAACAAAGTGTTTAGAATATTAAAGTTCCAATTCTTTGAAGGCCTCATCATAGGCTTCTTCATATCCTCGGCCGATGCGATCATAAAGACGGGCTTGCAAATTTGGAGGTAGGTCTTGATAGCAATACCAACAGAAAGCATAGCCCGCTCTTTTTGTTTTTCCACAGGCACATTCCTCACTCATGCGTTCTTTGTAATACCATTCTTTATTACTTCCCATTTTTTCTCTTCTCTTCTATTACTTCCCAAAAAATGAGCTCTCTGTTCCGTAGGCCTATTGGATAAGGATAAATAGAAAACTCTAGAACAAAAGGAGCTTGAAACTCTTTAGAAACTATCCTCCGAGCAATATGGGGAAGGAGTCCTACTTTCTCCAACTGGTCTGAACTTATTTCCATTGAGGAAGGCCGAGAAGAGAAATCTATAAACCTTGTCTCCGGGGGGACTATCCATACCTTGGGAATACTTCTATCAATATCCCTCACTGTTGAGGAACCCAAAACATATTCAAGGACATCCTCTTTATAGTCTCTCAAATACTTTCCCGACATAAGAGTATCCTTCGGGTCAATCCCTTTCGCAATAATGATATCTATTTTATCGATGAGGAGGGAGAGCTCCTTCTTTAGAATCTCTTGAGCTTCTTTCATTGTCTTGTTTGGGAAAAAGGGTAGTCCCCACCTTTTGTACGTTTCCAGATGCTCCTTATTATCTGTTCGTATGGACACCTTTTCCCACCCTTCTGCGTCAGACATACTCCTTGGATCGAGGAACTTATCTAACTCGTCCTGGCTCGTTATGAACACCATCTCAGGTGTATTCAGGCCGAGAGACATAAGTTTCATTAGGCTATCTATTTTGCGTCCCACAGCGCCCTCCTTTGCTGCTTATGCAGCCTTGAATGTTCTCTTTCTGTTAATAGTTGTAAATTACCTAAACTATCGTCTAATCCTTTTCTGTTTTTATGGTGAACTTCGAACCCCTTTGGGATAGGTCTCCCCAGAATTTTTTCCATAACTACTCTTGCGTGTCTCTTAGTTTCTCCTCTTACATGGACATTCCATCTCCCTCCAGCAAGATACTTTTCCCCGTCTTTCTTTCTTTCATGTAAGCGAAGATTAACTCCAGCTTTCTTCAATTCTCTTCTTACTTCTCTTGTAGTTATGCCGAATCTCTGACCTATCTTCCACATAGGAATCCCTTGAGAATACATTTTAACAATTTCACTGTTCGTATCTTCTCCGATATAACCACCAACATTTATTACAAGAATTTCATCAGATATATCAATCTTCCTCTTGTGATTCTCATTTACTATTTCCTTTACTCCTTCTTGGTCTCCAATATGATCCTTATCTTTCCATCCAGAAGTATACCAGATTGGAAGAGCACACCAGCTAAGTACAATATAACCTTGTTTCGTTAGCTCCCACTGTTTCACCAACATTTCCTCAGTAAAACGAGTAGAGCCACAAAGAGTAATAATTCTAGGTTTGTCCATGTTCCTTTTCCTTTCTACGTATGTATTCTAGTATGCACAATGCATCAGCCATCCCTTGCCTAGGATTCCTCGGACTAGGTACTGAGAGTCCTAACTGTCCTCTGAAAACGGGGAAATGCATTCTGGCATATCGCCAGGCTTTTTCCTTTGCTGCTTTTCTTCCCTTCTTAACAGATGACCTCTCCCGAGCGATGGCTTTCTGCCAATCCTTAGCTTCTACATATTCTATGGGGAAACCAAAGGAGCTCAAAGCTGCCTCCCAGGAGCCGATATTAAGACCTAGTCCAAAGTTTCCCCTAGCTCCGAAGATAGGACTAGCATGATTATTTTCTAGTGCAGCTAACCAATTTTCCTTACCATACTTTTTCTGAAGGGTAGATATAAAATCAAGCATTCCTAGAACATCTCCTGGGCAGAGGGCAAGACCCAATTTCTTTTCTTCAGGTATGTAATAAGCCACTGCCCCTGACCATCCCATATCGATTGCAATAAGTTTTCTGTTAGAGATATCCATATTCTTTTTCAGCCTCCTTTCTAACTTGAATAGCTTCTGACTTGTCTTTAAAATACCCGAGAAAAATATGCCTATTTTCAATTGTAATTCTGGTATGCCATTTTTTGAAATATTTACTCCATGAAACTCCTGTAGTCCCAGAAGAATTATCAATTCTTAGAGAAATATTTCTCCCATTAATTGAATGACTTACATCACGGAGATTATCCCAAGCATCGTCTTCTTTAATTCTATTTCTATGATCTACTTCTTTTCTGGGAAATTTGCCTGTCATGTAAAGAAAAGCTAATCTAGAAGCTTTATACTTTTTTCTTTCTATCATAATTTTTCTATACCCATGAGCACAGACATATCCAGCGGTAGTTCCTTTCTTGACTCCCTTCCGATTTACTTTCCAGATGAATCTTCCCGTCTTAAAATCATAAAACAGAATTTTCTTTAGAGATGCTTGGGATAACATTTCCTCCCTCCTTTTACAATTCAATGTTTGCCATGGCTTTTCTTATCTCTGTGCAGCTCTTTTTGACTCTGAGAACAGCTTTGCGAGCCTCCTTGAATCCCTTCTTTATTTCCTTGTGATGATATCTATTCCACTGGTCTCGAACTACTTCCAGGTGTTCCTCTGCCTCCCGAATGAGGTCTCCGATTGTTTCCTGTAGAGACGTCGTCTTTCGGGTGTTTTTTGCTTTCTTTTTTGTTACCATTCCGTTTCTCCTTCTTGGTTGAGGTTTTCTTCTTTTCCTTCTTCTTCGCCTCTGCCATTGCCTTTCTCTCAAGCTCTTCTCTTTCCTTTTTCCGAGCTATCCTTACTGACCTTGTTGCTGGTTTCATTTTTTCACCTCCTTTCCTTTTTTCAGCTAAAGATTATTTATCATCTACTGTTCGGTAACCGATAGTACCATTAATCTCGCATCTTGCTTTTATCTCATCAAGTAGCTCCCCTGTGGTAGCACATCCAAGATGAGGCTCATTTATAAGTTTATCAATGATAACTGCAAACTCTTCCCCCAGGACAGGATCTAAAACTAGATTCTCTGTTTTGGGCTTAGTCCATGCAGTTGCTGCTAGCTCTCTTGCTGCTTCCATTTTATACCACCTCCTTTCTTTAGTACTTTGATCTCTGCCTGAATTTATTCACTTTACTCTTTCTCATGTACAGGGAGAACAAGTCCTCGGCCGTGATACCCGCCAAGATACATCCTTCTATAAAAAAGTGTAACGCATCTGCCACCTCCTCTCTGAAGTGATCAACATCTGTTTCAACCATGGTCTGTTTCCAGGGTTTATTTTTCAGGCAATCTACTGCCTCACATATTTCGACAATCGTCCAGAAGAATCTCTGTCTTATCTGATCTTGCCCTGTGTAAGAGTTCATTTCAACAGGTATTCTTTCCGGTTCAAAGTGTGAAAGAGTTCCCTTTTGTATTTTATGGTATTCCCTCTGGAGTTCTTTCTGGCGGGCAAAGATCTCTAATAAACTATCCCCATATTTCAAGTGAGTCCTTGGCTTCTCGAAGTCTTTTATATTAACCATTTCATTCCTCCTTCCCCTAACAGAACGTTACATAAATGAACCAGCAAACTGCTAATACTACTGCTCCACATGTTATATGCATCCATGTTAATTTACTCATATCATTCCTCCTCCCCTTTAGGATAGATAGCACAGTACTCTTCAGGGCTTTCTTCAACCCTGATCCTACCTTTCTCAACGTAGAAGTCTATATCCTCCTTATTCTTCATCTGTTTGTACCGTATCCCATATTTAACTGTTCCAGGGACAAGCTCCTGCTCTCTCTGTCCGTGGCTCTTCATGATGTCCTTTATCGCTTTGAGGAGTTTCTCCTTATCCTTCTCGAGTTTGTCAAGATCAACTCCTAGAGCAAGATAAAGCTCCGTGAACCTAGTAAGAGTACTTACGGACCCAGGAGACAAGGGCTTCTCCTCTACCTCCTCAACCTCTTTAGCTCTCTCTTGCCTACAGGCTATACGATAGAAGCATTTCTTTTCTACGTCAGAGGAACAGTCCTTTGGAGGGAGTTCTCCCTTATCCAGCAACTCCTGGATGTCCATTATCATATCCTTTATCCCCCTCCATATCTTTGGGTCAGCTTTAAAGATAATATCTTTCGTTTTAAGATTCTTTTTATTCTTAATTCTAAGACGAATTATTGGCTTCCCAAAAGCTCCAGCATAGGCTTGTACTTGATTGTAATACTTCCTAGTCAATTCAGAACCCGTTATGAGATCTTCCTCTGTTCTAAGAGAGTTCCAGTATGAAGAGGCAAGCCCTTTAAATTCAAGAACCTCTCCTATCCTTAAACCATCTGGAGAGAGAGACACTTCAGCTGTTGTTTCCCCCCGAGTTAGTTTTAGGATACGAGGTTTGGGAACATAGAAGTCTTTAAAATCTTCCTCAGCTTCTCCTTTCATCACCTCATCATGCTCAGTCCCCTCCACAAACTTGACCTGAAGTTTCTTTGGGAATACTGCCTCATGTCCAAGAATGTGAAGAGCTTGAGCTCTGGGACAACCCAGCTTGGACCCACTATATCTTCCCTTGTGAAGTTTTTCAAAATAAGATGTTTCCATATCAATCCTCCTCTTTTTCTTCAATCCCTAACTCCTCCATAACCAACTCCCTCAATTCCTTTGTACTATCCCAGTCTTCATCTTCAATAGGGAGCTCTTCATCTTTGACGACTTTGAGAAGCTTTCTCTTATTCATATCTAGAAGTTCCTCTGCTGTCCATTCCTCCTCTTCTGTTTCCTTCTTCTCCTCCTCTTTCTTCTTCTTAGGTTTCTCTTCCTCCTCTTCTTCCTCTTCTATTCTCTTCCTGCCTTTTTTCTTTCGAGGTTTCCCCTCTTCTTCCTTTTTGCCTTTCTTTTTCTTCCTTCCCCCCTCTCCTTCGAAGTCCTCAAGGTATTCCTTAATGTCAAAGGCGTTTCCATAATTGTCCTCAAGAAGTTCGATCAATCCTTCACTATCCATTACTTCAATAGTCTCGAGAAGATCCTGGAGTTCCTCCTCCCAATCATCGTAAGGAATGGGGGTTGACTTGGCTCGGAGACGATAATCATACTTGGTACCTCTACCTGAACCGGAAACTTCGAAGTAGATGTCATATCCTTCCTCTGGGTCAGTAATATCCTCAATGTCATCATCCTCAAGTAGAGATAGGAAATACTTCCCGAAAGAAAGAGGGCCTGCCCATTTTTGAACCCCAGCGTCAATGTCTGTACAGTCAATTATCTGAACAAGGAATCTTGCACTGGAGGCTTTCAACTCCCCAGCAGCTTCTCTCTCATCCTTGTCTCCCTTAGCCATCTTAAGTATCACATGATCAAGGGGACAGGGTGAGCCCTCCAACCAAGGCTCATTGTCCTCGAGACAAGGAAAAGCTCTGTTCCTCCCGTCCACTTCGAGGCCGAAATGCATAACTCTCCTTACAATACAGATCCCTCTTTCATCCCAGGCAGGAAGAACTCTAATATGATTCTTGTGCTTCTTGTCTGGCTTCCACCAATCCCCTGTGGAGGTCTGTGTTCTTGTCTTCTCAACATACTTTTCATCTGGTCTGTGGTGTCCTTTTCTTTTCTTTACCATTTTATTCTCCTTTCTTATTCTCTCTTACTCCAGGTCTTCTTCTGAACAACGTCCATCGTAAGAGGTACTGTTAGTTCTACTCCGAATAACTCCTTTAGCATTTTCGGTTTCGGGGCTATTTTATCATGTATTTTTTTCACCTCCTCCTTCTCTTTGGGGTGGGTATCGGTTAAAGTGGCGTCATGAACATTTCCTATTATTCGACTCAACATCTTTCTCTTCTTAAATTCTTCCTGTAGCTCTACCATGAACATCACATTAATATCTGAGGCAAGTCCTTGCATAGGAGCATTAATACCCTGTCTAATTAATTCTCTACCTCTCACTGAATTAAAGTTGGCTCCTGGAACTCTCCGTATCCTCCCGATAAGAGATACATTGTACTGGTCTCGGATAACTCTTCTCTGCGTTCTTGCCAACCACTTCTTTACCCCAGGATAAGTATGGAACCACTCTCTCATCAAAGTCTGGGCTTCTTCAACAGAGGACTCTAATTTTTCAGCAAGTCCCCAGGGAGAGATTAGATAGATAATTCCGAAGTTGACTGCCTTCGTTGCTTTTCTCTTGTCCTCAAATCTTGAAAATTTATGGTAGAACCTCGGAGCCAATTTCATAATTCTATTTGTCACTGCCGTATGGATATCTACTCCACTGTTAAAATCAGAGAGCATATATTCATCCTGGGAATATTCACACATCAGACGGAGTTCAATTTGGGAGTAGTCACCCTGAGTGATATAGCCTCCATCAAAGGAAGAGACGAACATTTCCTTGATTTGAATCGTTCTCTTCCCAAATATCTTATCCAGCTCATCTGTGTCCCGGGGTATTTGATGTACGAGACTAGCTGAAAGCCTGCCTGTTACAGTACCCACCTCCTTCCTCTTTGCCCCCTCATGCCTCACCATATTATACTCAGGATAAATTTTCCCATCAGGTTGTAAAGCGTTAGATATCCCTGTAACAAAGTGGGAGTCAAAGTGGCTGAGTTTCTTATAAGTAATTATCTTCTCAATCAGATCTTTGTGTTTCTTTCCCTCCCGAGATCTTGAGATTATCTCGAGATCCTCCCGAGAAGTAGACCCCCATCCCGTCTTTGTCTTGTTCATCATCTTTAAACCCAATCCCTGTTTTTTATACAAGAAGTTACTTAACTGCTCGGGGGAGTTGAGATTTATTCCGGGTAGGGAGGAGGTTATTTCTTCTCTCTTCCTTTGAAACAGTTTTATATTCCTTCTCAGTAGCCTTTGGTTAATAAACATCCCTGTTGTCTCTACCTCTGCTAACATCTTCGCTGCTCTCTGTTGAAAGACTGATAGGGGGATGAGATTACTTTCTTCTAAAGGACTCTCAAATTTCTTCATAAGTCTGATTGTTGCATCAGTGTCTTCACAGTTGTAAGCAGCAATCTTTTTCAGGGGTAATTCTATTAGTTTATCTATATAAGGTTTGATCTTTTTTTCTTTCAACCCCAAGTCATCGGTATATCTTAACTTCAAAGTGTACAGGGATTTGCTGGGATAGTTTTCATCCAGAAGACCAAATTCTAACATGGTGTCTCTTATGTCACATTTAGTTGATACCTTATAAGAGAGTAGACACTTTATTTCATATTTAATACTGTGGCCTCCTATTACAGTGTCCCTATTCTTTTCAAAGAGATATCTCAACATTTTTAGGTAGTCAGTTACTTTACTTTCTGGGTGTTCAAGAGGAATACAGTAACTTAGTCCTGGCTTCCAGCAGATTGACATTGTAAGAATCTTGAAAGAGGGAAGCAGAGTTTTTAATCCCGTGGTCTCGAAGTCAAGAGCTATCTCTCTTCTCGTTATAGCATATTTAATTATTCTCCAGGCCTCCTCATTGTCATTTATCAACCAATACCTCTTCTTGTATGTTCTATTCTTACTCTCGAAAGCAAAGGAAAGATCTTCCTTAAATAGCTTTTCCTTATATGGGTCATGTAACATGGCTGCCGGATGATAAATTGGGTAAACAGGAATGTCAGGGAACTCAGGGAAGTGAATAATCTGAAATCTATACTTACCAATCCCTGCTCGGTTGTCTCCCAATACAGACCTAATTGCTATTGAACCAAAGGCCAAGATCTTCTTAGGCTTTACCCTCTCAACTTCCTCAAGTAGATATTCTCGACAGGCTCTAATCTCTCCCATGCCAGGAGAATCATTCTTAGGGGGTCTGCACTTCACTGCGTTGCTCAAGTAAATGTCCTTTCTAGTAATGTTATAGCCTCTGAGAATCTTCATTAATAATTGACCTGACTTGCCCTGGAAGGGTTTTCTTATGTCATCCTCCCTCTCCCCTGGGGCCTCTCCTATTCCCATCAAATTACAAGGAACAGGTCCATCCCCAATAAGACAAGTAGTTTTAGCTGAGTAAGAGAGTCTGCAGAGATCACATTGAGGGTCTCTTAATTCCTTCCATAGATCTATCATACATTCTCTCCTCATATTTTGTGTCGACCTGCCTTATCAGAGTCACCTTAAATTTTTCTAGGGTCCCTGGACAATAAGAATTGACTTCCTCTACGTTATGTGCAATCTGTTCAAAGATTTTCATGACATCTCTTCTGTTTCTTGCGCAGACTTCAAAGGTACGAGCTCGTATATACAAAGTCATTAGTACAACTCCTTTCCCGGGTTGAGAATAATGAAATGTATCCCAGCTTTTTCAAAGAGAACTGTCGTCTGCAATTGCTTTTGATAAGGGTATACAGCAATGACTTCCTTTATTCCTACATTGACAATTGCCTTTGCACACTCGAAGCACGGAGTCATCGTACAATACATTGTTGCCCCTTTAATACTCACCCCAAAATAAGCCGCTTGGAGAAGAGTATTTAATTCTGCGTGGACTGTTCTAATACAATGGTTTGAAGGCCTTTCTTTCATGCTCTGTCTAGCCTCCATGAGATGTCCTACTTCATCACAGTGAGGCAACCCAGCTGGGGCTCCTACGTATCCGGTAGCAATTATTCTACCCTCCTTGACAAGGATAGCTCCAGATTCACCTCTGTCACAGGTAGACCTTTGCTTGACTGCTTTTAAAATAAACAAATGGTATTCTCCTCTAGTCATTCTCATTTTTCTTCCCTTCTATATTTAATTAGATCTGCACTGCCAATACGAACAATAGATCCCTTTATTCTCTTGTGGGGAATTTCCTTATATTCCAAGTAATCTGATAGACCTAAACCAAAACCGATGGCAACCACATGAATCTCTGGCTTCACCATCTGTTGACGATATAACTCTATCAACAAGTCTGCGGTCTCCCCCACTGAGAACAACTTACCTCCTTTTGCTCTGCTTTCATCCCCATACCTATCTACATTAATTTGCCAGATTGTTTTTTCTGTCATTTTTCTCCCTCCACTCTCGGTAAAAATCATAGACCCTTTTTGTAGGCCCATATTTAGGGACTATAGACGAATCCCTGGCTCTCTCCAACTGATGACGACAAGCCTCAGCCATCTTTCCCTTACCCCTAACTCTTATTCCCATTGTATAAACGAGGGGATAGTATATTGGTACTACATACGCGAGAGTGATAATGAATCTAACCTCTCTGATATTTTCTCTCAACCTCTGTGGAATATATTTCTCAAATACCTGCCGCAGAAATAAGAGATCAGCCCCAAACTTTTTAGGTATCTCTGTGGCTCGATAGAATATAGTTAAGTCTCTTCTTCCTTTACCATCAGCGTCTTGTGTAAAGACAGCAGCATTGATACAATAAGACTTCCTCTTTTTAGACTTAGCTCCAGTAATGAAGCTAAATGAGGTAGAGATATAAGTCTTATCTTCTTGTTGAATAAGAGTCTCTCTACCTAGACTAAGTAGGTTAGGCTCCTCATAGGTCTTCTTTAGACTTGTCAACTTACCTTTACCATAGCCTAGATAGTCTATAGAATAGGGGCCGTCAAAGAAGCCGTTAACTATCCATGTGAAATACCTATAGTACTTACGATTGTACGCCCAATAACTACAAGCATCATCACCAAAAAGGAAGTCAATAAGGTCTAAATATTCTTTCTTCAGACCTTGCTTTTGGCTTCTGAATTCCATTTCTCTCGTCCCCTTCGGTTGAATGTAAGAGATACTGCTTGGAGGTTCTTCCAAATATTGTCGTTTCTAATTCGATTCTTGTGGTCCATTTCTTCTTTAGGAAAGCTTCCCTCCATATATAGATAAGCTAACCTAGAAGCATAATATCTCTTCTGATCAATCTTAATTCTTCTATATCCATTGCATTGAGTAAATCCTGCAACATCACCTACTTTAATACTTCTTCGATTTACTTTCCAGATAAAAATTCCCGTCTTAGGATCATAGAATAAAATCTTTTTTAGATATCTCTGGGTAAGATTTGGCATTAGAATATACCCTCTGAGTCTTTCCTAAAACAGTGCAGGCTGCCTATGTGATGTACAAGACTACCTGACTGGACGTGTATCTCTGTGGCTATGTAGTTTGTAAGCAAGCAGGCTAAGGCTACATCAAACCTAAAATGGGTTGCAACATCACAGCTCCTCATGCTGTAAACTGTATACAGCCGACCCCCTCTACAAATGAATTGGTAGGTAAGAGAACAAGGGATTCTTCTGTAGCCTCCAAGAAAAGGCAAGTCGAATCTGTGATCAAAAATAGTCATCACCGCCTGCCTGGTATTGGGCCTTTTCCTTAGCTCAGTAATGAGAGAGGTCAGCTGGGGTTTTATTCTCTCATTGTATGTATAGTCAAACTTCCCGTCTCCATGTCTGAAAGACCCCCAAATTTTGTCTCTAATCTTCCAAGCCTCCCCAGGGTTTACATGACTAAAACTAATCCTCTCCGCAAATTCAGCAACCAGCCATTTTATCTCTCTCTCGCTAAAATTGGAAAAGATATTCTGAAGATCTACGTTCTCGAGTTGATAAGAATATCCTATTATCTCTGACATGTCATATTCTTCCCCAACGTTCTGCATATTCTGGACTGATTCAGATTTGGTTCTGATCCCCAATTCAAAAACGTCTCTCCAGACCTCTGAAAACATTTCTTTAAAGTTTTTGTAGATTCTCATACTTTTCCTCCTTCCAGTTCTGCTATAATTCTTCCCTTTGATCTTACATTTGTAACGACAAAAAGTAAGTCCCCTATTGTAAACCGGTCTCCCTTTTGGGGCATCTGTCCTATTTTAATTTTAATATTGGGGTCAGCCTTCAGAAGCTTCTCCTTTTCTTTTAGCAATTCTGCAAGCGGACCTGTCTTTGCCATAACTACATTTTCGTCTTTGTCGTATACTTGCATTATAAAATCCTCCCGGTGTCCTCATCAATCTCGATGGGCACCTCATAGGTTTTAATCTTAGGCCTCCTTGCCTTAGGTATAAAGAACCTACCCACTGACTCTTCCTCCTCCTCTTCAGTCTGGCAGAAAGAAACTATCCCATCTGCGACCCAGCATTTTTGTATGTCCTCGGCAACATCCTTCATGGTAATCTTTACTTTGTCTAGAGAAGAGCGATTCGCCTGAGAACCACACCACATCAAGATGTCATACTTGACAGCAATCCTTCTGAGGTCCCTGAAGATTGAAGCGATCTCATGTCTCCTCTCTTTATAACGACTACTTTTGTTTGCGTCCATGATGTCTGGATAGTCTATTGCAGCAAAGTCATAATTCCCTTGGATTACTAAGCTCTCTATATCTGCAGGACAACATCCAGAATCTGACCAATCCTGAATCTTAATGCAACCCCCTTTTGAAATAATATTCTCTCTTACTCTTCTTCTCAATAGTCCAGCGGCTCTGGAAGAGGGATCCTCCAATCTCTGCCAGGGGATACCGCTTATGATGGGATTGAACCGGTGTATGAGACGAGACAGCCCCTGGTCACCTGCGGTTACATACAAACAATGTCCTCCCTGCTCAGCAGCCCGAAAAGTAAAGTTAAGAAGAGCCTGGGTCTTTCCCCTCCCCGGGGGGCCAAGGATAATCCACTCTTCCCCTGTCAGAGGAGGGGTACGAAAAGACTCATCCATCTCTTTAACTCCGGTGAAGAAGGGCCTACCCTGTCCCGTAAATACTCGACGGAAAGATTCAATATTCTCTCCGTAGTCATAAGTAGTATCCTCTACTGGGCTGATTAAGTTTATTTCCTCTAAGCTTTCCTTGAGAGAAGCAAGATTAACTTTCCCCTCCCCCTCAATAGCTGGGAGATTCTCTCGAAGTATGTTCTTAGCAATACCCTGCTGAACAAAATCCAGAATCTTCTTTCCCCCTACCTCTTCGTCTATCCTTGTGGGCAGAGACCTTATTAATTCATAGAGAATTCTCTTCTCATCCCCTTCAGCCTCCACCTCTAATTTAAGGTTTCTCTTACTAGCTACTTCCTTCTCAGGATATTCTTTAAAGAATCTCTCAAGGATTTTAAATACTTCTCTTGTCGCTGATGAACTAAAATATTTCTCTTTCAGCTTGTACTTAAGGAAGTTCTCTCTTCGGCGGATATAACTAAGGGCATCAATTTCTTCCATAACTTTTCCTTCCCTATTTCATTTGGATCTCCCTCTTCTAATTGACAGATCATTGTCCACTTCCTTAAAGGAGTAAGCTCATTAAGGTATGTTACAGCTGTCCTCAATTCTCCAGTGTCTAAGAGAATAATAATCTGAGTTTCAGGATAAGTATGGTCAAGAATCTTTCTTACTTTAAAGGAACTTATATTCATCCCTAACAGACCAATGCAGGGGACCTTTAGCCACTGCCAGACACTCAAGGCATCAAATATCCCTTCTGTAATAATAAGTACCAGCCTTGCAGGCAATATGACCCCTGGGGGGACATATATGTCCTTAATGGCAGCTGCCATGTTATCATAGCGTCTGCCTGATCCCCACATCTTCCGAGCGACGTAATAAGTGATATTTCCAACTGAGTCATAAAACGGAAAAACAAGTTTCTTCCCGGAGATAAAAACAGATCTTTCTAAAGGTCCAGGGTCCAACCCCCTCTGTTCAAGGTACAACTTTCCTATAGCAGAATCTGCCAAGGGAGTCATATTCTCTATCTCAAGATGTTCGTGCTTCTTATCTTCTCTAAGAATGAAAGGTTGTTTGAAATTGGGGGGAAGAGAACCTACCCCCCCTGATGTTCCACACCGGAAGCAGTGATATTTTCCCTTCTCCCAGCTCACAGAGAAAGCCAAGTCGTCATTGCGTAACCCCAGAGCGGGGCAGAAGGGGCAGTTGTATCTTTTATTCTGGGTCATCATTTGGTATCTCTATAGTTACTGTTATAGGACTCCACGAGATCGTACAGCCGTTGTCTAAAAGAGCTGCACCTTCAGTTGACATCTCCCGTACAGTCTGAGCTACCTCAATCTGTTCCTTGAGAGCTTTTGCCTGGGACCACTTAAGATGTAGTTTTTTAAGCTCCATGATTTCCTCCCTTCGTGGAAGAGACAACAACATGAGAACCCTCAAACTCCTTCTTCTCCATAACAGTTACAGCCTTCCCGTCTGTAGATAATACAACATAGCAGCCAGGAGTTATGGAGGCTCCTATTCCCCCCTCTTTAAAGATTTGTAGCTCTCTTCCAATCCAGAAGAAGGGAAGAGCTCGGGTTGAATTCTCTATGAACCAAGAAGTAAGTTTCTTGAAGTCTCCTTGATAATGAAAGGCCTCAACTGTTTTCAACTTTTGTTTATATTTCATATCTTCTCTCCTTTCTCTCCTCAAAAATAAAGGGGGTAAGCTCTTCAAATATTTTTTGAATTGGTTGAAGAGGTTACTACCCTAAGGTTACGCCACCAGTTATCATCCTTCTTCTGATTCTTATGGTCTACTACTTTTCCCCCCTTTAGACTAGGAAACTCTCCCGTCATATACAGAAATGCTAACCTATGAGCATAGTATCTCTTCTTATTAATTTTAATTACTCTGTATCCCCTAGAAGTAGTCTTGCCTGCAATCTTCTTCCATCTGAATATCCCAGTCTTAGGGTTATAATGTAAAAGCCTCTTCAATTCTTCTTGTGTTATGTCTTCCATTTCTCGTTCTCCGGAAAGAGAGGATAGAGTCTTTCGAATCTACCCCCTCATTCTACTCTGTGGCGTTGTACTACTTACCGCCTTGGTTACGAAGGGAATAGCCAGCCTTCCGGAGTTCAACCCTGATCTTCCTGGCTGCCTCTTGGTCTCCCTCATCCTTGGCTTCTTGCAGTTTCTTAAGAAGAGCCTTGGTAGGGTCCATATCTCCCTTCTTTTTCTTCTTCCCCTTAGGAGCTTCCTCTTCAGCTTCCTCAGCGGCGGCGGCTTTCCTTGCCTTCCTCTTCTCAGCTCTAAGTTCAGCCTTGATTTTGGTGGCGCCCTCTACAGAGCCCTTTTTTCCCTTCTTCCTCTTTGTCTCTGGGGCTTCAGCCTCAGTTTCCTCAATGACCTCTTCGGTCACTTCCTCTGCCTTTTTCTTTTTCTTAGCCATATCTTGTTTCACCTCCTTTCTTCTTTGGGATAAGTCTTTCCAGCTCTTAAGGATGTCTTGTATTACTTGTTCTTCATCCCCCTCCAGAATACTCTCAATTCTCAACCTCATCAATTGGCAGCATTCTTTCCTGGAAGGACATTCGATACACTCTTTATCTTCCAGGTCAAACTCCGCACCTAGACACGACTTGCAAATTAATTTCTTCCCCATAATACAACTCCTACATTTGGGATAAGGATCAAAGACGGGACTGTGCTTTTTAACTTCTCTTCTTAATTTCTTCTTTTCTTCCTTAGTGGTTGCCTCTTTGAGTTTCTCCTTCACCTCGAGGTAATGGGGGGAAGCCAACATTTCCTTAGGATAGATTAAGCTGCGAGAGATGCACAGCGCGGGATGGATGGCTTGGTCGTAATGTAAACAATGAATCATAGGTCTGCTTTCCATAGTCCCCTCCTCGACATTATTAAGTATACCACAAATTTCCCCATTTGTAAATGAACTTTTAAATGCCTGAAAATACAGGGAAAATCCTTTTTTGCCTGCCCTCCGTAGTACGTCCCCGGGGAACGTCGACGAGCGGATGTACGCTTTAAGCCGGGGAATGTCCTTAGGGGGGAACACAGCATATTCCATGAGAGAGGGAACTCCATAAGCTACGGGGCCCGCCATCTCCTCTTCTAGCTTTCTCTTTCTCTTCTCCTTTTCATATTCTTCTTCTTCTTCTTGTAGCCGAAAGAATCTTACACCTAAGTATGTCAT